CACCAGCAGCTTCACTAGTACCAGAACCAAAACTAAAAATATTTTTAACTTTATCAAACGTTGATAACAATAAATTTTTAGTACTATCAAGTATTGAACTAGAAGGATCATCTTTATTTTCTTTTGATTTACTCTGCAATGATTCAATCAATTCAGATAGTTGATTAGTTGTAGTAGATAAAGAAGAAAAACTTCTTACAACGGTTGGCATTGAACCAGATAAGCTGTTAGATAACAATTCCGAATTGTCTTTTTGTTCAGATAAAATACTAGAATATGATTGTGCCATATTAGATGTTTCATTGCTTGCAATTTTTGTCTGCGAAGTTGCTTGCGACATGCCAAGTTGAAAACTAGTAAGACTATTAGTTAATTTTCTCATCTGCTCAGCATTAAATTGCTCAGATGATGGAGGAGAAATGATAGGAAAATTTTGATTAGCTGTTTGAATAGCAGGAGTACTTGTTAACAATTTTGTTGCTGATGTACTAGGCGCAGCAACTTTTCCACCGTCTGCATATTGTATACTTGAACTACCTGGTTTATTTAATCCCAATGCCTTAGTAGTTTCAGCATCAATAACATATTCACCCTTATGAACTATACCAGCCGGTTCATATTTACCACCATGTCCCGTGTATCCGCCATCAGCAAAACCCAATTGAATTATTTGTTTGATCGCTTGTTTAGCTTCATCTTGTGCTTTGTCTGGATTTCCAGGGTACTTCTTATGCATAGCTTGAGATGTTTCTAACCACTTAGGATGTCCATATATCTGAGAAGGTCTAATTTCACCTGCCGCAAATTCCTGCGGTTTCATTTGACCAGATTGTGTAATTGCCTGTGTGTCCTTGGCTATTTTTTCACTTATTTGAGCGCCATCGCCTGTATATCCGCCACCAGAAAATCCAGGAATATTTTTATTAAGACCCAATGATTTAGTAGTTTCTGCATCAATTACATATTCACCTGTGTGTACAATTCCAGCAGGTTCATATTTACCGCCATCTCCTGTATATCCACCTTTTGAAAATTCAGGAACTGTTTTGTTTAATCCTAATGCTTTAGTAGTTTCTGCATCAATAACATATTCGCCCTTATGAACTATGCCAGCTGGTTCATATTTACCTCCAGAACCTGTATATCCTCCGTCTGAAAATAACCTACCAGTTAAAAATTTCACAGGAAGCATTGCAGCTGAGCCAACTTTACCTAATAGAGTTGATCCGCCGCCTTGTTGTCCTTCTTTGCCTGCTAGTTGTCCTAATACTCCTGCTGCTTGTTGCACTACTCCTGAAAATGTTACTAGCGATGAGGTAACAACGCCCATTCCAAGATCAAGTATTTTTTCTGTTGACTGAGCATAATCACGAATATTTTGATAGGTTTCAACAGTATTAGCAGTAACGCCTTGAAAAAATGTATTACCTTCCTTGCCATCAACTTGTTCCCTCTGTTGTGCTGTTGCTCCTTTCACACTCTTAGTGTGATCCATCATTGCAAGATTTGTACCCCGTGCTATCTCTGACATAGGTCCAAAGTTTTTATCAAAAGCACCAACACGAGCCAAACCACCAAACTGTTTTATGGTTTCTGTGGTATCTTTACCAACTCTATTTTGAAATTCTCCTATATCTCTGCCGCCTTGTTGGATATAAGTAGCAGACCTGCCCAAAGATCGTTGAAATGTATGATAACCTTCGCTATTAACAGCCCCTGCCAGGAACATAGTGGCATTTTTTTGCATAGCTGGTCCCATTGAGGACTTAGCCACTGCTAATACTTGTTCGTTAAATCTTAATTCTTCTTGAGCTTTTTTACCTTCTTCGCCGCCTCTTGCTGCTATTTGCTGTAATTCATAGGTCCTAGCAGCATATTGCTCAGTTGCCATTGCTTCCATGCGAATATTATTCTGCTCATCCGCACTTAAGCCAGTTAATTTTGTTAATTTGTCCTGCTGAACCATAAATTCAGCAGCTGCTTTGACTGTCTCAGAGCTATCTTTCTCAATAGCTCGTCCTCCCATCTGCTGGAATTTTATATAATTTGCTATGCCAGAATTAATATCAGGAATAGTCATGCCCATACGCATAAATTGCGTACCTAATCCTGAATTTGTGATTTCTTTAGATATTTTTGAAAATTTAGTAAGACCTTCTTGGGCAGTTCCACTCATAACAGCTAATACAGTGGAATTTTGTTTCATTAGGGAACCATAATCCCCTATTTCCTTTGCTGTATAGCCTGCCGCCTGTAGATTTTTAAAGGCATCATCCATGCCCTTAGCTAGTCCTGATCTACTTAAATCCTGAAAAAGTTTGTACTGTTGATCTGCTAATACAGCTATTTTATTTTCTAAAAAAGCCAGTCCTTCTACAAATTTACCCAGTATATTACTGCCATCCTTAGCATTTTTGTTCCAATCTGAGAATGTTTTAGCTCCGGCAGCCACAACTTTATTGTAAGTAGCAGCTCCACCTTGACCATCTTGTAAATTTGTTGCAAGATCTAGAAAATTTGCGGTTAATGCCTTTTGACTAGCCCGTAATTGAGCAGAGTATCCTTTAATACCAACAGAAGCATCTTTTAACGAATCCCTAAGTGCCTGGGTTATAGGTGTTCCTTCGGCCAACGCCCTATTGTACTCGTCCACATAGTGTTGAATTTCTTCTGGTGTCATTTGATCTTGCATAACTAATATTTATACAAGGAAAAAACATGAATCCTCTAAGCCAATACTTTAGACAACCATCAATTTACATCAAATTGCCTAGCCAGGGAAATTATTACCCAGAGGGAGCAATTGAAATGCCACAAAATGGCGAAGTTCCTGTGCTGCCCATGACGGCTATAGATGAAATTACATACCGCACACCCGATGCCTTATTCAGTGGACAGGCTGTTATCAATGTAATCCAAAGTTGTGTGCCAGCAATCAAAGATGCCTGGGCAATTCCTTCAATTGACATTGATTCAATACTAGTAGCTATTCGTATTGCTAGTTACGGTCATGAAATGACATTCTCAACAACATGTCCTAGTTGTCAGAATGAAGATGAATACGGTGTTGACCTACGCACAGTACTTGATAGAATGAAAAAGCCAGATTACGCAGTTCCTATCAAACAAGGAGACATTGAGATTTACTTTAGACCAATGACTTACAAGAATCTGTCTGATAATAATAAAATTCAATTTGATGAGCAGCGTATTTTTCAATCATTATCATCGGAAGGTGAGGTTGATAAAACTCAGCTAACAGCTATGTCTGATGCACTAAAGCGCATGACCGAAATGACGGTATCTGCATTAAGCCAAAGCATTTTAACTATTAAAACTCCATCAGCTATGGTTACAGAACAAGAATATATCTCAGAATTCATGAAAAACTGTGATAGTAAGTTGTTTAATCTTATTCAAAATTATGTGGTTGAACATAAAGCCGAAGCAGAGATGCAACCTGTTACTATTAAATGTAATGCATGTGAGAATCAATATTCACAAAGTATTACATTGGACATGACAACTTTTTTCGGGCGCGCCTCCTAGTATTAGATGCTGAAAGCGTCTCCAAATACATTGATAAAATGGATAAGGAGATAAATGATATTAGACTTGAGGCGTTACGCATGTCCTGGTACATGAGAGGTGGATTGCCATATGATCAAGCCTTGCAACTAAGTGTGTCAGAGAGAAAACTAATTAGTGGTATTATCAAAGATAACATGGAGACCACAAAAAAAAGTGGCTTGCCATTTTTTTAAGCTCCTTTTTCTGTTTTCTCCAGGCATGACTCCCATAATGTCAAGGATATCTTAAATTTCTTTTACCTTTAAGAGATTAGCTTCGCTAATCTAAGACTCGCTTACGCTCGTCTTATTTCTTTCCATTATTATTAGTAGTTGCAGTTGATACTATTCGTCTAGAACTAGGACATAATTCACCGTAAGCACGGTGAAAAAAATGTTCTCTTCGTCTGAGACTGAGGACACCTATTATAAAGAGATTGTGCTTTCACACGCGGAGGCGGTTGACCGGTACCCCCTACTCTAGCTTCACAAATCAACGGAACCCTAGTGACCCTATAATAAATCAAAGTCCTATAAGCATGGGTCGTATCTTTTTCACGTTGCCCAAACCATTTGTTGCCTTAAGTTGGCTTTTGCCTTTGACACCCGAGTAAGCTTGCGCCTCTTCTATCCGAATTGGGTTTTTCACCAATCCTCAACGGGGGTCGAGCCGCCTCGACCAAACGCTGTCAGTGTGATGCCTCCCAGGGTTTCACTGGTTCCGACAATAGTTTCGGGCTTCCCCTAACTTTGCTTGTTGATGCCTGTCTAATGATTTGTGTGATGCTTTATATAATGATTTAATAGTTTCGCAGTAAACATAACTACTTTCCGAGTTGGTGCGGTAGTAATATTTCACTGAAAAATTTTTGATGCCTTACTGAGATGCCTATCTAATGATTTAAATTTTGTTTTTAATATGACTACCATGTATACGACAAACTATTTGTCCGTTATAGTAATCATCACTTTCTAATACACGATGCTTAAACTGTTCCCTAACCTCAACATAACTGCATTCCGATTTGGTTTTGCAATAATATAATATTTCCCTAGTGAAGTTTTCGATGCCTAACTTTTCGATGTCTTTATTTAATTCTATGCTGCTGCCGGTGTACTGTTGCCAGTCTGAATCCACTTTGCTTCTGATTTTCTTTCGTTTTTTGGTGCCGTTCTTAAGTTTTACTACTTTGTATGTTGTCTTACTAAATTTTGCTAATTTTTTTCCAATATATTTTCTGCCTGATATGTTATTGGTAATACAATAAACAAATCCGACACAATCTTCTGGTAGTATCTCAACATGGGTGTTTTCAAAAAGCCATAACATCTACTAGTTATAGTCTTTATAATAACACTCATATTTTTATGATACATCCACATCTGTATTATAACTGGTAAAGCCTCCATCCTTTATTACTTTGAGAATATTCTCTACTCTTCCTGTCAATTCATCTCTATGACTTACTAACCATATTGATTTATTTCTCTCTCGTGCCATTTGTTTTAATAAACCCAATGCAGACTCAACGCCCTGTGAATCAAGTCCGTTATCTATCATTTCGTCTACGAACAGAAGATTAATCGGAGTATATAATGATTCAAACACATCCCTGAATGCCCATGCCATTGATAAGATCAAGCGATTTCTTTCGCCCCTTGATAGATTATCAAAGTCAAGCTCACGACCTAGCTCTTCGATATTGACTGACAGATCATTTTGAAATATAACAGTATGTGGTAGTCCAATACGATCTAAGTAATTAGTTAATCTTGTATTAAGATATGATAAGTTTTGTTCAATAATCTTTTTTCTTATGAAACTATCCTTGCTTGTAAGCAATTTTAATAAGAATTCTTGATGTTCTTGTACTTTAGTCAAATCATTCAACGCATCATATGTAACTTCTGCCAGTGCTTGCTCAGTCATTTCAGTAATTTGATCAGCATACGGATCTATTTCTGTTCGTTTATTTTCTAATTGAACTTGTAGACCAGCTATAGTAGCACGATGTTGAATTGCATCTTCTTCTTTATCGTAAAACATCTTAGGTGGTTTGCCTAATATGCCAAGTGATAGCTGTGCATCGTTTAAATCTATTAGTAATTCGTTGTATTCTTTATTTGCTGCTTGTGAGACTTCTAGTTCTTTATGTTTTGTAGATAACACCTGTTCATACTTACTATCGTGGAACTCTTGGCCGCACGTGTGGCACTCATGATTTGCAAGCGTTTTGATTTCAGAAAGTAGCCTACTGATTGATTTTTCTTCTCTAGCAATATCTAATTTAACTCTGCTGATTTGTGTAGTTAGTTCATTGATGTCCTTACGCTTTTGATCCCATGATGAGTGATCTTTGTGCGCTTGAATTTCTAAATCTATGTTAATTTCCTGTAATGAAGCTAATGCTGCTTCAAGTTTTGTTGTATCTTCGGTGTTTTTAGTAGTCCAAAGTGTCTGTCTACGTTTTAGTGAGACAATTTGTTCTTCTATTCGTTTGTTTGCGTCTTGTACAGCACGAATTCTAACTTCTTCAGCTTGAATACTGTCTTTCGTAGTGCGATTTAGCTCTTTGATACGATCAGCACGTTCACTCAGTAACGTAATACCAAGTAATTGTTCAATAATAGTGCGTTGATCGTTGGCTTTTAGTGATAAAAACGGTTCAGTGTATGTATTAAGCGCCATAATATGCTTAAACATGTCATGACTCATGCCTAACATATCTTCAATTTCACTCTGGGTTTCTCTACTATCACCCTGTGCGTTGTCTTTGGCTTCGGTTTCTTTGTCATTGACATAAAACTTAAGCAAATTAGGCTTACGACCACGTTCAATACGATATTGTTGATCACCTATAGCAAAATCCAAGGATACTATCATGTTTTTGCCATTAGTTTTGTTAACTAGGTTATCACGCTTGATATTGCTTAGAGCAACACCATATAAAGCATATGATAATGCATTGATGATGGTAGTTTTGCCTGTTCCATTGCGAGATCCGTCTCCGCCTAGGTCTAAATTCTCTCCTAGTACTAAAGTTAGGTCTCTGCGATCAAAATTTATTGCTTGAGTAGCATTTCCGACACTCATGAAGTTTTTTACTGTCAAATTCTGTATATTAATCATAGACTCTGGTAAATTTTTAGTAATAACTTAGGATCATAGAATTCTGATTCAATATTTGTAATTTGATCAGTGACAATTTGATCTACTGACTCAAATTTTATCTCTCCCGGAGCTAAATCAGTATCAACTGAGTTAGTTTTAACTGGAATTAACGCCATTTCGCGCAATTTATAGTCTTTGATGAATGTTTCTTTAATGAAATTAGCTTCTTCATAACTAATACCAATGTCCAACTCAACACGAACATACATGTTGGGTTGAAAGATGCTTGCTCCGTTGTCAATTGCATCACTTAACTTAAGTACACGATATAATGGTTGTCCCGGCCATGAAAAATACTTGTCTTCCATGCCCCATTCTTTGACCATCATGCCACGAGCACTATCTCCTGCATCAGCAAAGTTATGAGGAAAGCAATTACCAATATAAGTGACATTTTCTTTCTTTTGACGCATATGAAAGTGGCCACTATACACGCTTTCAAAGCCGGTGAAGTGATCTACCTTAATTTCACCTGTGTCTGGCATTTCTACCATGGCATTCATCTTAAAATGAGGTAATTCAAAGTGGCCAAACATATATTGACCACTTAGTTTCTGAATTTTTTTATGATCATCACCTACCAGCCATGGCGCAATTGTAACATTGCCTTCTGTGAACCAATCGTTTACAATAATGATGTTTGGAATGTGTTTAGCCCATTCTGCGCCATGAATATCACGTTTATCACGATAATATAAGTCATGGTTGCCAGGAATGAAGTAAAATTTATCAAATGCCTTAGATAATTTTTCTAATGCACGTACACTAAACTGAAGTGTTTGTAAATTGATTGAAGCACGATGATTATGCCAATCACCAAGGAACATACCGGTTTCACAGCCTTCTTCCTTGGCTTTATCAATAAACCAGTCAATAAATGCTTCGCAATCACGGTTATGTACTAAACTATTGGATTTTAAACCCCAATGAATATCGGTACATACCGCTGCTTTCTTAAATAGATTTGTCATAATGCCAAGTATAAACTAATGCTTAGTAGAATACAATTAAAATGGTTAATCTTGATTATATTCGTCAACTGGAATGTTAATTACTGGTCCATGTGCATGTGCCTCTCGTCTACCTGAGTTCTGTCTTGACCATGATGGTGTTAATCCGTGTTGTTCAAGCAAATCATCACGAATATTTTGATTTTTCTTCTCAGAGTTCAAAATATGTGTAAATGAGTTAGTAATTGTTGCTGTGTAATATGCAAATGGATTTTGAGACTTACTTTCGTCAAATCGTAAACCAATTTGTGACAATTGTACTAGAGCAGCACCACGCATTTCTTCATTATAGGTATAACCTCGCCAATTTGATCTTGTCGCATAACGGTCACATAGTTTAATAAACATAGTTGCTAGGGTATGAGTCATAGTTCCATGATCTTTGCAGAATTCACCTGTTTCTAGATCACCTTTCCAATGACTTTTGCCAACTAGATAAGGTTGTTTATTTTCATCTAGTCTATAATGATAAAATGGCGGAAATGGAAGTCTAAGATATTTTTTTGCTGTGTCATCAATTGGATCTGGCAAAATTAAATCTAAAATATCTTCTTCGTCTACTATTTCAATATCAAATATATCTTCAATTTTTTTCTTTTTGGTTGCGCTCTTTGGTATCTTTTTAGGAGCTATTGGTATATGTTCCCAGCAAGATACACGGAATACTACATCAGTGTTTGGTATTTTAGTAGGATCAACTATTACTTTTGTTTCTTTTTTGATACGATCAGCCCGATTTCGTCTGGCTTCTGCTACTGTTCGTTGATTAATTTTACTCAAACTAGGCAAAATCATGTCATATTGATGATCGTTTTTAGGATCTAAGAATGAACAATATGTATTTTTGCTTAAATGAATTTGTTTTAACAAATCTCTATTATTGAGATAAATGACTTTTTTTACTGGTGCTACTACGGGTTTTGTGGCCACTAGTTATGTCTCCTACTAAGTTAATTTTAGTATAACACAATTTAATCAATTGTCAAGTTATTTAGTATAATATCTGTACATTATTTAAAATATAAATAACAATATAGGAAAATATAATGGCAACAGCCGCAATAATACTAATAGCCGGACAACCGTGGACTCCGGGATCGCAATTGTCGCCTGCACAAATGGCAGCAGTTTCCGCTGCAATAGCAACGGGTAGTCCAGTTAACCCTGCGGCACGATCACAATTTTTTGCTCAAGGTGGGTCTGCTCCTGCAGTAAACTCATCTGCGCCTCCTGTAAATCCAACAACAAATCCACAAGTTCCAGCTAGAACTGCGGTGGATCCAGCTAGACCCGCACTAGATCCTACCAGCCTAAGAGGACAAGCAAGAGCAAATGCAGCAAGATCAGTAGTAAATCCAACAGTAGATCCAGCTGCTGCTGCCGCTATAGCACCCGCTGCGGCTAATTCGCCAGATGAATTTAAAAATACTCAGGGTGGAGCAACTTATGCTAAGCAGCTTGCTACACAAAGTCCAAGAGCAAATGAAATACAGGCAAGCGTTGAAAACGCTAGAAGTCAACCTGCACAGGCAATAATTCTAGGTGATAATTCCAGTAATTATGATTGGCGTGTTAGATTGAGTTTAGGTAAAAACGCAGGCTATTTGTACAATGATCCTGATCCAGGTATATTACAGCCATTGAAGGCAACTAATGGTATAGTATTTCCATATACACCTAAAATTGACATGTCATATAAAACAACTTATCAGCCATATGATGTAACACATTCTAATTTTCGTGGATATTACTATCAAAATAGCCAAGTTGGTGATGTGCAAATTTCAGCAAAATTTACAGCACAAAATACTGCAGAAGCAAATTATTTACTTGCAGTGATACACTTTTTTCGTTCAGCAGGAAAAATGTTTTACGGCCAAGATGCTCAACGGGGAACTCCGCCACCATTGCTATTTTTAACTGGTTTAGGACAATTTCAATTTAATAATCATCCATGTTTGCTTACTAGTTTTACATATAATTTACCAGAAGATGTTGATTATATTAGGGCACACATTACCAATCAAATGTTAACTAATTTAACAGAACGAAATAATAGAAAAGAGTCTACTTATACTGTTAATGCAACACCATCACAGCGATTAGCAAATGCTAGGTTAGCAAAGGGCGCACTTTCTAGTATGCCGTTTGGTAGTCCTCCTACTGTGCCATATGCTGCATTAGCTAATCCTACATATGTTCCTACTAAAATAGATTTAAGTATCGTGTTACATCCTGTAAATACTAGAGAACAAGTTAGTAAACAGTTTAGTCTTAAGCAATATGCTAACGGAAATCAACTTAGAGGAGGATTCTGGTAATGCCAGCAAACTACGATCAAACCAGCCCGTACTATGAGACGCAATATAGTCAATATTTTTTAGATGTAATGATTAATCGTTCTATACCAAAATTGCCGGACGATCAATATTTCATGATAAATTTAACATATCAATATAGACCAGATTTGCTTGCATACGATTTGTATGATAATAGCAATCTGTGGTGGGTATTTTATCAACGCAATCCAAATACATTAATGGCACCGCCACTTGATTTTACTTCTGGAACGCAAATTTATCTTCCTAAAATCAACACTCTTAAATCAACGTTGGGATTTTAATATGGCGTCTGTTGGTGTTGGTACTAAAGATGGAAAAAATGTTCCTCCGGTAACGGTAAATGGTACATTAATTACAGATCCAAAAGATGTAGCAAGAATTATAAAAGGAAAAGATGAAGCTGACGCAATTATTGCTGCTCTTCCTCCTGCTACGTCACAAACTAACGAGGTTTTCAGAAGAGCAGAAATAAATGCAATTAAAAATACTAAGTATTTGGATGCTGCAGAAGCAGCATATAGTAAGGTAAGAGAAGCAAATACAACGGTTGAAATAGATGCTAATGGAAACAAAAGAACTATTTTTCGTGATCCAA